ATAATCGTTAATAGAACTTAGCGAACTAAAAGTGCTTCCACCAATAATAAATGGCATGAGGCCTACCTCCGGTAATATTGTCTGCATCTGTTCGTCAAAATTATCGTGATAATAAACGTTGTTTATAACATCAATCTTTTGATTACTGACGTCAACAAAATATCCACCCTTGTAGTCTATAACCTTATCTGCTTCAATAATCATCTCACGAGGAGTAAATATGGCCTCATCAAGCCACGATAAAGATTGTTCCAGCATATCTTCCAAATCTTCCTTATCGAGAAGACTTGCGATTTTCTTAAAACGATTATTGCCTTCTGTGAGAATCTGTTGCCTTGTATATTTCTTTAACGATACCATAAAGAAATATATAAGAATTATTTCTTTTCAATCACAGTTTTGGCTTTTCCCTTTACCATAGTTGAAGCTATAAATCTAACCTGGCCTTTACAGTTAACGAAATAATCCGACTGCAAATGTCGGAAATATCCGCTGCGGAAATGTGGCCTTACAAATCCTCTTTCAATGCTTGTGTGAGATACAATCTTATCTGAGATCGATACACTTTTTGCCTTAGGATTTCTTTTTACCCCATTAGGTACGCCATCCTGAACACATTCAGGAAATGCGTTAATATAAAAAAGAAAATTCATCACAAGATTGTATGGACCTTTTTTCTCCTCATCTTTCATTTCAGCAGGAACAAACAAATAATGATTGAGATCGCTGAGTACTAGAATACAATCGTTACCACCAGGAACAGCACTACGAATAATTGTATATGCTTCTTTTTCACCAATAATGCCCCACATATCTAAATCGCGTTCTTTACTAAAAGAACTGAGTACTGACTGAGCTTCTTTATCTCTTACAGGAGTTTCGGTGAAAAAATCGAACAAGCTATTGTCTTTGATATAATATCTATCAATGCCTTTTTCAAGATCGTGATTTACAGCATTTATTTCCAATTCCGAGATAAAATCCTGTCGATTTACTCTACCCCCAGCAGCAAGGATTGCAACGAGTTTATCGTCAGTAAGTCCTTTCAACTGAAACATAGTTTTGATAGTGTACATTCGTTTTTCATACAAAGAAAGATGTGGAGATTTTTTACAATACAATTTATAAATGTGATTATACACTTCCATTTGTGGATTCAAAATGTTCTTGTATGACATATGTTTGCTCCTTAGTTCCTTAGAACTATAATTATTATAACAGATAATAAAATAATGTCAACACCCAAATAAAAAAAAAAAACACAGGAATTTCTTCCTGTGTTCAACAAAAATATCGCTGAAATTATTCTTCAGTAACCTTCTCGTTTTTCTTTCCACCTTTTTTCAACAGCTTTTCCATGTTCTTCTGCATTTCCTCGAAACCTTTCTGCATAGTTTCAAGCTGTTTACTCTGAGCTTCGATGAGTTTAGCCTGAGTTTCAACAAGCTGTGTAAGAGCATGATTAGCTCCAGAAACTTCTGAATGTTCAGGATGCAGGCTGTTTATTTCGGTCAACTGAGCAATGGAATTCTTGCGTTCGTTGATTTTTTCCCAATCTTCCGCAGTAAGCTGCTTAATGAATTTTCCATCTTTACCTTTAATCTGAGCTTCGCAAACTACAGGGTGGCGAAGGGAAAGCAATTCAATTGCATCTTCGTATGTTACTTCCGTACCCTGTTCTTTTGTTCCAGGCGGAACCAACCAAATACGGATTTTTGCCCCATGAGATGTAACTGAGACATACTTTCCAGAGATAGGCTGTAATCTAATCGTTCTTGCCATTATCTAATGACCTCCTATTTTAATTATAGAATTTAATCCTTTAATATCAGGCACAATGTACCGTCTTCGGTTTCCTCGAAAGACAGATTGAAATCTTTTAATTTAATATAATAATTTTTAGTTTTTATGGCTATATTAAATTTGTGAGTACCAAATCCGTGATGTGCTTTGGTTTGCAAAACCGCAACAAAATCTCTTAATTCCAACCCATTCTCCTTTCTTCAGGAACAATTTCTTCAAACACTTTTCGCAATTCGTTTAACAGTTTATCCCCGTAATGCAAAATTGAAGTAGTAAGAATATTCGAAAATCGAGTTATTTCATCAGGAGCATCTTTGCGATAAATCATTGCAATTGTTGTACACATTTCAAACTGAATCTTATCATCAGGGTCTTCAAATTGATCCATGAAAGATTTCAGAAAATTACGATACGAACCGATACAATAATCCATAGTTTCTTTTTCAGTCATAATATACCTCTATTATTAATGATAGAAATTTGTTTTCTCTTCAGGTTCTTTGAGATTTTAGCTGCCATAGAAGGTAATCTTCCGGGAACAAATCCTTCCGGGCATTCAAATTGCATAACTTCGATAACACCATTATTGTAATAATGCCTGCCCTTATTCGCCTTACTAATATTGCTGCGGCAGGTATCGGAACAGCCATGTCCTTTAAGACCGGAAGAAACTTTTTCAAGATGTGCCTTCTTTTCTTCTTCGGACAAATTAATCCACCAGTCTCTTTTCTTCTGCTTGGTTTCTTCAGAACAGGGAACTTGTGTCTTACATCTTCCGAGGGTAAATCCTTCAGGACACTCATCAGCAAGAATGTCTTCTGTTCCATTGGTGTACCAGCGTTTGCCGAGAGTAGGCTTAGGACAGAATGTCTTCATAAATTCCGAATTAAGTCTTTTCTGTTGCCGACCTTTTTCGGAAGCCCAATATTTATTACGAGAGATGGACATTTTCTTTCTCATCTCAGAACTCTCCCATTGTTTTCGAGTTGCTTCAGAATTTCCACCTTCTCCACCAGATTGTATGTTATAACCATATTGTTTATCAGTAGCATGATAAATTTGAATTAAAAATACTTCCCAATAATTCACATCGTATGTTTCTTTAAGGATTTCAAATGAAAAATTATCTAAACCATATTTCTTAAATGCCTTATTCAAATAAGGATTGTCTTCTTTTCTAAGATGACTTTTTAATCTTGTTACAACATCTAAAGATTGACCAATATAGACCTTATGAGTAATGATGTTTTCAATTTTATAAATACCTGGAATGTGAAGACCTTTGATATTCTTTAATTCTTCTAAAGAAATTGATGAATGTAAAATTCTATAATTATTAACAGACATAGACAATTCTCCTATAATTGTTTGTGTTTAGAGAGGTTGCGGAACGGCAATTCTGCAACCTTTCGTTTCAATTATATAAAAATGATGTTTTTCAGTCAACAAAAAAAAAGGCTACCATTTAGGTAGCCTTTATAATTATGCAGCTCTTAGAGAACTATTCAATGATGAACTTAAGCATGGAATTCTCAAGGAATTTCACAGATCCGATTTGGCATCCGCATCCAGAAATTACGTGAAGATCGTCCATTGCAATAGGATTTGTTGAGTACAGAGAAATGAATGAACCTGTACCGTAAGAACAATCAAGTTCATCCTTCTTGTAACCGAGCAATGCAGTATCTTCCGCAAAGTCCTGATTCTTGAGAACCTTGAAGCGGTTGAACAATGTACCTGCAACGTATGGACCGATTGGTTCAGCACTGTAAGAATTAGCTGACCAAATCTCCTTGCTGTTGTAAAAGTTTGCAGAAAGTGTTTCGATAATGTTCATCAGCTTAGTTCCGGCGATAATCCATGTAGCACCAGAACGAGCGATCTGGTTACGGATTTCGTTGCTTGCTTCGTTGATAGACTGAAGAACAGACATATTATGTTCAATCTGTGATACACCGCTTGGAAGAATTGAGTTCCAAGTAGCAGTAGCATCTGCACGAGCGAGCATTTCGTCGAACATGTTACAAGAGATTTCCTTGTTGATAAGACCACCGAGACAAGTACCAAGTACCTGGTCGATATCATATCCGCCGAGAACCTGTTTAGCAGCATAGAAATCATCAAGGCTGTATGTTGAGCGAAGACGATATGGATTTGCTGTGATAATCTTAGACTTCCATTCGAGAACAATCTGAGCAGGCTTCTTGTTATTTGTGTAACCGTCAGAAGTCTGGCCCCAATCGTAACGATAAACGATAGAAACATCTGCACCAGAAGCAGCTGCATCCAAAGTCATTGTTACAACACCTGTATCGTAATCAACAGAACCAGAAGTGATTACGTTGAATACTGCTGGAATGTTTCCCTTTCCGTCGTCAATTACAAATGCGTTTGCTACACCACTTACTGTGATTTCAACAGTGTTTGGAAGCATTGAACCTTCAGGAGCAGTGAATGTTACATCTGTTCCAGAAACAGTTGCAGCCTGTGAAATCTTGTTAGTTGTGTAAGTATTTTTCTTTTCCCAGTTTGCAGCTCCAAGAAGTGCTGTACCCTTTGTGATACCATTGCGGTCTTCATTTGCTGTAATCTGTGGATAGAAGATTGGTGATTCTTTTGTTGGCATTGGCTGAACACCACAAACTTCTGTATAAGCAAAGTTAGGAATAAGAATGCTCATAAGATTGTAGAGCATTGCAATCGGATTATCTACCTTAGAGATATCTGATACAGCAGATTTGATTGCTTCCTTAGATACATTTCTTGTTGTCAAAAGGTTAGTTGCCTGCATAAGAGAGTTCTTAAGAACAGCTTCCTTTTCCTTAGACATTTTTGTTCCCCAGCGTTTTGCATAAGCGTCTCTCGACTGAGCAATAAGACCATTGTGCATTGGGTCTACTGAAGAATTGATCTGACTCATAGTTGAGTTCAATTTTGCCTGTGCTTCTTCCCGTGTCATGATTGTTATTCTCCTTAGAATAATTTATGGTTTAATTTATCCACACTCTAACAGAGTGGCTTATTTCAGCCACTCTTGCTCTAAAACGAACGTTGGTGGCATTGTTTAATAAATATATAAGGGTCGATGTTTGGAAACTACATTACTCATTAAAATGGATTTTCCATATATTCAGCCATCTGACGATCAAATGGGTAAATGAGTTCAACGATTACTACACCGCAGTTTTCGGTATAATACGGGTCTGTTCCAGGTTCATCAGCAAAGCTATCGTCACTTGTCTCAAACGTAAACTTATACTGATTTTCACCATTTTCAGTTACCGTATAATATCCGTTAGTACTTTCCGCATAATCTTTACATTCCTGAAGGAAATCCGTGAGAGGCATTACGTTGCTTGAGAAACTAACAGTATCGTGTTCTCCTTCCTGAACAACTTCAATTCTTGCAAGGAATTCGCCTTCTCCGTTATAAGGATTAAAATAAGAAGATTTGAGTGCTTTACGAGAATTTGTAAGATAATCTCTCGCCATCTGTGATTTACTTTCTGCAGTAAAACCATGCTGACGAAGGAACTCTTTTACATGGCGAAGTGTTGTCTGAGAATAATCCCAATCATCATAAAGAACAGGTTTGCCATCGACAATTTCAGCTACCAGAGTTCCGTAAGAATAAAGTTTATCGTCGTCTGTTTCGGCCTTATTATAGAAACTTGCACGAGAATCGTATTCAGGTTTCAAATATCCGCGGGCCATAGACTGAATAGAGCGACGAGCAGATTTTACAGGCTTCTTACTTTTCTTAGACTTTTTATTGCAGCCTGATTCAATCTCTCCACCGAGGCCAAGCATTTCACGAATGGTATCTGGCTCAAACCAAATTAAATCATTCAATTCTGTTATTGTCGGTGGATTTCCTTCTTCTGTGAAAAGAAGCTGCTCACAAACATCAAGAATATCATCAGCGTCAGCACCATCTTCAATCATACTGTCAAACTGGTCTTTTCCACCTGACCAGAGTCTTGTGTAAAGGTCGTTACCGGAAATGTCTTCCGTAACATACATAGACTGAATTGGGCGACGAGCAGATTTTATAGCTTTCTTTTTACCTTTCTTCTTTCCACAGGCTGAGCCGAGAAGGGATGTTCCGATTTCTCCACTTTCAAGACCTTTAATCATTTCCTGAGCAGTCTTGTTAAACCATTCAGCATCAGATTCTCCAGGGTTAGAAACTTCTGTATCCCAAACATCATTACCATCACCTTTAAGATTCCAAGGCATCTGAAAATCCCATACATAATCAGACATTGCTGAATTACCTGCTAGAATACCAAGTTTCGCACAAACAGTGTCTTCATCAAAACCTTCACCCATACCAATTGCAAGGCAAAGTTCATCTCCATTATCGAGAGTTTCGATAACTTTATACCAAGTAGATTCAGGATTTGCAGATACGCTTTCTACACCTTTCTTAATATCCTGTGGAGTTATTTTATTCATATATTTCCTCACTTCAAAATGTTTATAAGAAATATATAAACTATAAATAAAAAAACCCACAGACTTCACGCCTGTGGGTTCTGACAAGATTTTCTTTAATATTAGCAAACAATTACCATGCCGCGAGCAGCACTACGAATATTTCCGTTAGCTGTGCTGTTTACAATACCAAGATGGGTAATTCCATATTCTTTCAAAGTTTTTACAAAAGAATTGAAAGCAACATCCATTGTTTCATAACGATCAGGAAGATTACGTTCTTTCCTAATTACTTTTCCATTTTCGTCTTTCTCAGCATAACTCTTAGAAGTTTTGAAAGAAGTGTAAGCTGGCGGATTTTTCATGTTCACAGAAACATTCTTGCTGCTTCCACTCGGATTGCTAACTGTATTGCCATATCTATCTTTATAAACAGGAACTTCGTCGCGCCTTGCGATAAGCACACTCTGCTGATCAAATTTTTTGCACATTCTTAACGCAAAGTCTTCAAGTTCATCAAAATCACCAGGTTCACCATTTCGCATGTAATTAAACACCACGAATGATTTTTCCTTAGTATATCCGTCGGCACCTTCGTAAGTATATCCACCGAGAGCATTCTTAAACGAATATCCTTCCTGAACAATGCAGTCTTCAAGTTCCTTTGTACGTTTGTTATTTTCTGCAACTGAAAGATTTTCCATTTCGGCAGAAAGAATAACATATCCCCAAAAAGCCTGCTTGCCATGAATGATGTTATCAATGTTATACTGTGACGAAGATTTAAGAACCTTGTCGATTGAAATAATAGGTTGCTCCCAACCATAAAGATCTATATCAAATTTGTCACAACAACTGAATACAAACTGTTTATAGCTTTGACGATTACCGTTATTGAAAATTTTATTAAGACTATTGTTATTCTTTTCATATCCACTCATAACAGGAGTCTCCTTATAAACATTAAAATACTTGTAATTCGGCTTATGCACAGAAGAAGATATAAAATCTTTTATCTGCATACCCCAGCCTATATCATTAAGTATTTCTCCCCATCCCTTGGTATCCAAGACAGTAAGAATACTTCCAAAACATTTTCCAAGACCGTCAATAACACAATTTTGAAGTTCTCGATAATTCATTTTATTATTGTGATCATAACACTGAACAGATGTTTTACCGCCATAAAAACGTATACGAATAGCGCCACGCTTAAGAACTTCCAAAAGGATATCAGTACGTTCCTGAGTTGTATCGAGCCAAGTTGTTGAATCTGCTGGGATTCCATTTTCTATACAAAGCTGCTCTTTTTCTTCCTGAGTAAACCCAAGCAATTCAGGATTCTGTAAGAAAAAATCAATATGTGTTGTTGGTACCTCATAAAAATTGCCATTTTTGTACCACATTGCACTACTACTCATAGTCAATCACCTCTACAAATATATAAACAGATATACAATATTTTACTACCTATTATAATTATAGAAAGTGTGTTTTTCTCAGAATAATGTATTTTTATTTGTTTTTATCAAAACATTATTTATTCGTTCCTGACAAACATTGTAATAATTGTTGTCTATCTCGCAACCAATAAAACTTCTTCCAAGCTCCTTAGCTGCAACACCAGTAGTTCCAGAACCCATAAATGGATCAAAAACGACTCCTCCCTTATAACTTCCCACAGTTATAAATCTTTTCACAAGTTCCACAGGTTTTTCAGCAGGATGCAGACCTTTCTTACAAGTTGTCATAAACCATTTACGATAAATATCTATATTCTTTTCTTTACTAAAATATGTTCCAGGCTCCCGGATAACAATAATGTATTCCAAATCACTTAGATAATGATTGTCATAAGCCGGAATAGGATTACTTTTGCAAATTACTAAAACATCGTAATTACATTCGTTATCTTTGGCCCACTGAATATAATCTGCAATTAACGCTTTATTACAAAACACATAAACATACATTTTCTTCATTTTAGACTTAACGGAATTAAGAAATTGAACAGGATCGAAATCAAGACAATTAAGATTTTCCAGAGAATCTATATAAGTACGTTTATATTCGTTTTTATCAGAATAAAATCCGCCGCCACTACCTTCAAAACTGTAAGGTGGATCGGTAACAATTAGATCAATAGAATTATCCGGGATATTTTTCAAATAATCTTTATAATCCCCATTGAACAATCGAATCATTTCTCCACCTCAAAATTCACACCGTCAAAATTATTTGATGAGAGAACATATCCATCTTCTGCACAATTATAATTGTGAACAACTGTCTGCAACGCTTCTTCTTCAGAATCAGCCTGAATATGAATTAATTTTGTTAAAGTCTCTGTTATTTTTACAGTATATATGTTCATATTTTAATAATAGAAAAACCCGTCTTTTCAGACGGGTTTATAATTAGCTATTCTTCCATTCACGGAACGTTTCAGGTGTACACGGGTTATCCCACCATCTTGCCTCGTTATAATCAACGAGATCGTCTCTTTCAAGACCGTCTACAAATGCTGTCCAATCATATTGCATTGACCAGTAATCATCCCACGGTTTACCACCAGCTGTAAATTCGTCTAAAACCTGCTGATAAGACATTCCTGATTTGATAGACTTCTTTGATTTTACAGGTTTACGAGAATTAGTAATTTCATCATCATCTTCTCCTGGATACTGAGACGTTCCATACCCATCATAATAATCATCTGGGTTTTCGAAAAAAGCATTGATATCCTGAGTAATGTTTGGGCACTTTAATTCACATCTTACAGTAGTGTAATCATAAGTTTCTCCCTCATCAAGATTAATTCTGCCGTTATCATCGTTAAATACAATACCTTCTTCAGGAAGATTTACGTGCGACCATCCGGCACCATATGCCATAGTCAAGTCAAGCTCTGAAGGTAACAAATCACCAATAGCTTCATCTAACTCTTCCTGTGAAAGCACATCATCTGTATACTCAGGATAAATTTCCATTTGTAATATTGCTGTACCACCATCAATCTGGCTATCTAAATCATCATATATATCATGCTCACTATCAATTCCATCATAATATGATTCAGCAGCCCAGTATTCTGCAACACAAGGTTTTACTGGAATTTGTACCTGAACGGTATGTGAGCCATATCTTTCTTCATAATCATCTTTCAAAATTTTCCAGTTATGGTGGTCAAGTTTGATACCTCTTACTGTAACATCATATCCTGCACCAGCACCTGATTTTATGACACGTTTAGATTGTATTTTCATATTATTTCTCCTATAAGCTGAAGATTTTATTCCTAAAATTTTCTTAATCGTTTTCTTAATAACATCTGTTGTTTGATTTCAGATATCGAAAAACATTTTTTTCAAAATTAAGATTATCTTTACAGATATCTCTCAACAATTTGACTTCGTAAATTCCAAAACCCACACCTAAAACCAACTGAACAAGCCAATCAGCATTTAATCCAGAGTTTATATTATTCCTACAAATATTTGTTTTCATAAATAAATATATAAATGTTAAAACAACATTCCCGTATCACATTTACAATCTTTGTAATTATACCATAAACATTCTATTCTATCATTGTTACTGTTCGGTGAACTATACATGTATAGATTCCAACCATTCTCAACAAGTTTTTCATAAATCTTATGATTATATCCACAAATCAGAAATTTCCCTTTAGCATTAATTATAGTATTAACAAATCGTTTATGATCTTCATCGCTCATTTCACATTCGTAAGTTGTGCTGCTACTTCTTGTTTCAGAAACATAAGGAGGATCAAGATAAAAGAAAGTATTTTCATTATCATACTTCTCAATTAATTCAAAAATATCACGATTCTCAACAATTACTGAAGAAAGTCTGTTGTGTATTTCAGGGAGACCATCTATTACCGAAAGATAATCTGAGACAGATTTACTCATATTTCTTCTAACTAAAAGAGTGGTGCTGAAACCACCAACGCCATTAAACGAAGTTCTGTTTACATAAAAATATCTGTAAGCACGTTCAAGTGCAGAAAGATTATTATTCTTAAGTTCGTTTATAAATTGATTTCTGATTTCAGACGAATAATAAGTGAGTTCCAACTTTTCTTTCATCTGAATAAATAATTCTTTATCTGAAAGTACCCTGAACAAAGAGTAAACATTCTGACCCAAATCGTTATAGATTTCCAAATAATCTTTTTTTCTCTTGGCAAACAAAACAGACGCTCCACCACCAAAACCTTCCACATAAACTTTATAGCTCTTTGGAAAATGAGAGATGATTTCATCTGTCATATACGATTTACCACCATAATATTTTATCGGAGAATTCATTAAAACAATTGCCTTCCACGTTCACGATGAGTTTTTTCAAGACGTTTTACACATTCCTGATGATACAATTCAAAGATTTCAAATCCAAAGTAATACCTGTCAAAATTTATACACGAAACCCCTGTCGTTCCTAATCCCATAAAAGGGTCTATTACAAAATCACCCTTATCCGTAAATTCACGAATCAATAAATCAGAAAGGGCTACGTTCATTACAGCATGATGTATTGAAGCATATTCATTCTTGCTGTTTACACCAATTCCTGTAATAACGTTTCTAAAATCACGAGAATGTACTCTTACTTTAGTCTTCGGTGTCTTTTTAATAATAAGAACATGCTCATAAGTATTTGCTATAGAACCTTCGTTCCAACAAGGAATACCATTTGGTTTATACCAAATAATATCATCGTGAATTTTATCAGCATAATGACCCATAAGACGATAAACGTTATCTCGGTTTTCAGAATTGTCACCAACATTATAAACAACATATTTCTTACATGTTCGCAAAAGATTATCAATAATGTTTATTTGCCAATCAAGCCATTCTTCTTTCAGAATAGTTTCTTTACAGATATAAGGTCTGTGTGTTCCACCGGCATATTCGTCAATTTCTTCACTTCCTTTATGAGCATAAGGAGGTGAAGTAACGGCTACATCAAAAGTGTCATCAGGAATCTGTTTTAATCCCTCAAGGCAATCACCTAAAATAACAGTATTCTTTTCAATATTCATATTTCCTCCCAATTTAGAAAAGTTGATTTTTACTTCGTGTTTCATCAATGTATTTTCCATTTTTTATTCTATTCTCAGCCCATTCACATTGGTTCTTAGATATCTCAGAACCAATGTAATATCTATTACTCTGTTTACACGCAAGACCTGTTGTACCACTTCCCATAAATGGATCATAAACAACAGTTTCTTCAGGAACATAAATATTCATGATTTTACGACAAAACTCTGTTGAGAACGTTGCGTGATTATAAGCACACACTTCATCGTTATTTGCAGCTTCGATAAAATTGTTCACGGGAATATAAAAATCCTGACCATTAACTGTTTTGGAATATTTCTTATTTGCATTAAAAGAACGCCATTCTTTTTTTCTTACAAAAACAAAAACATCTTCACAGAGGTGTGATAATTTATTTCGAGTAGTAACAGGAAAGGCATTTTTCTTTTTCCATACAATGTGATCAACAACAATAAAATTGCTATTACGAATAACATCAGCAACAGAAAGCCAACAAGCACCATCGTTATTTTCATTCTGATATGAAGTATTCCACAAAATCACACCATTTTCTTTTAATATCATATCAAACTGATTGAACAGAGATACAATCCAATCACAATATTCCTGAGTTGTTTTTTGGTCTTCATAAACATCATATTTCTTATGCCACCCACGAATTCCTATCGATTCACCAATAGCATTGATAAAGGGTTTATCATTTGTTCTTTCAGCATTATCACGACAATTATTATAAGGAGGTGATGTAAGAATCAAATCCACACTATTCATATCAATATGTTCTTTCATAGTGACTTCGTTTGATTCATTCCATATTTTATTAAGTTCCATATTATTAATAATAGAAAACCCACTCTTTTGAGAAGAGTGGGTTTTATAATCAATTACAATAGCTTATTAAAGGCGTTTTTCAAGTTGTCTGGCAGCACTGTCAAAGTCATTTACCACAATGACCCCGGAAGCATTGCCAGGATTTCCAAAGCCGTAATAGAATGTCTTATCAGCATTCTGACCAATAAATCCTACAACCTTTGTTCCTTTCTTGGCAATTACAACGTCGCCTTTTTGAGCATAATCAAGTCCTGAGTTTACTTTCTTCTGTTCTCTTTTATCGAAAGATTTAACAGGTTTATGAGAACTTGTAATTTTCAAATTTTTCAACGGAACGAGTACGTCATTCTCAAAACTGCCAATAACATCATTGAGTTCTGGAACAAGTTCTGCAATTTCTTCAAGACTGTCATATGCAGTTTTAGCATAATCAGACAAATCCTTATTTAACGAAGGGTCTATAGAACTTGTGTCGATTCGTGCGGACTTTATTGTTTTGTATATCATTTTCATCTCCTATTAAAATCTTGGAATATCATCAGTATTTTCTTCAGTATTTTCAGCAGGTGCGTTGTTTCCTCCAAGAAGACCAAGTTCGCGACCTGCTTCTTCAACATACTGCCAAGGAACACCGTAAATATACATCATTGTCGAAGTAGTATAAATACAATCGCCGTTAATGGTGAACCAACGATAAACGCTTCGAGAATCTACGGTATCGGCATAATCATTCTTCTCACTGTATGGAATATCTGTAGGAAGCTGCCATTCTTCTTCGCTATTTCCAAGCCAACAACTACCTGTCTCAAAATAACTTTCAGTTCCGTCTGGAGCAGCATGATAACCGTAACCACCAGCGTCATACTGATCAACATCTTCAAGGTGTCCGTCGTCAATAGCCTTCATTACAGCCTGAACCATATCCTCAGTAGACTTAAATCCATGAGTTACGTTTTCTGAAGTATATGATTGTTCGTGAAAAATATTCTCAGCATTTTCTTTGATATCAGACTCACTGGCATAAAACTCAATATCAGTAGCATGAGCGTCATATCTCCACATGCTGTCCAGATAATCAGTTGAACTTGCAAACTCCTCTTGATCGTCTACCCAATCAAATACGGCATTATAGCAGCCTTCAATGCCACTGTGGTCAGCCTCAGGGTCTTCCATGTACTGCTGAAAATAATACTCAGCATCAAACGGTTTGTTACGATATTCATTCAAATCCGCAACAACATCATCCTGTTCACTCATCCAATTCGCAAACTGTTCAAGGAATTCTTCATAATAATGATAGTCTTCTTCTCGGTTTGCTTCATCGAACCACGATTCATCAAAGATACCGGCACCTTCAATACCATTTTTGATATTCATATATGCAGGCTCATAAGGACTTAATTCAGATAAAATTTTCATTTCACACACCTCACTGCAATTAGATTACAAATATGATTATAACACATAGTAAAATAATTGCAAGTACTATTTGAATAATTTTTTCACATCTTTTACAGACGGATATTTTTTAAGCGAAGACTTGATTGCCTTATCGCTTGGAAATCTGTTCTTCAGATTTACCGAGCTTGCGAGAGGGAACGTCTTAGATTTATCGGCAAGATGAAGGGAATTAAACATTGCGGCAATCCAATCGTTCGTAGGATTCTTTTCATAGGCTTCTTCGATTGCGGAAGTAATCTGTTCGCGGAGACCTTTTTCCAAATCCATAAGAGAATTAATTCCACCTTCAACAGCTGAACCCGAAGTAGAAACACACATCGCCTGTGGAACTGCCGGGAACGAAACGCTGTCGTGGCTTACAGCAAGAT